AAAATACAACTTAGGATTTAGTGTAGAAGAAGTAAATTTTATCATAGATGTTATCAATCCTACAAAAGAAGGATACAAGTATCAGATTGTATCAAACAAGAACGGTATTGATGTAGATCGTTTTGACTACTTGATGAGAGATATACATATGACTGGTTTGAACTATGGTATTGAGTTTCAGAGAATTATGAACTATTCAAAGATTGTAGATGGAAAGGTTAAATATTCTGATAAAGTAAAAACAAATATTGAAGACTTCTTTCACATAAGATTTATCATGTATCGTGAAGTTTATAATCACAAAAAGGTAAGAGGTTTGGAACATATGATGAAAAGGTATCTTAAACTCATTGAAGATGTTGTAAACATTAATAGGGTTGTAGAAACAGACAATATTGATTTATTCTTAGAATTTGATGATTCTATCTTTAACCGCAAAGATGTATCAGAGGAAGCAAAAGAGCTTGTCCTGAGAATGAAAACAAGAAATATTTACAAGATTGTTGGAGAAATTGAATTGATGAATTTTGATCTTGAAAAAAATTATAGATATCACTATGGAGAAGATGACCGTGTTGTGATTGATAATATTCGTATCAAATATTATGGGAGTATACCATGTGAATATTATTCAAATGATAAGTATCGAAAAATTACAAATTTAAAAGAGTGTTCTAAAAACTTACATGTCTTGGCTGTTTACTCTACAGGAGATGAAAACGATGATCATGCTAAAGAATGTTTTAATTATATATTTCCAATTAGTATTTAATTTATTCATCTTCTCCTTCAACAATATCATCATCTAAGAAATCTTCTTCAATGGAATATTTAGAAATATTTTTATGTAATTCATTGAAAATATCTCGATTGATAGAATCTTCTGTAACCATTCTCGCACCAACACTCATACATTCTAATTCTTGTATGAGTAACTTCATTGCGTGAGGTAATTTTACTGTCCTTTTACTTTCCATATTTTCATCATATGTTATCATACCATTTTTGTTATCTATCTGAACTTTGTATTTATCAGATCTTTCCATGACTGATTCATTAAGGAAACTAGATATTCCATGAGATAATATACTATCCCTTTCCATCTCACCAATTCTCAAACCACCATTATTAGCTCTTCCAGCTGCGGGTTGTTTTGTGAGATAGTTCATGGGACCAGTTCCTCTACTATGCATTTTGTCAGCAACCATAATTTTTAGTCTTTGATAGTAAGTGGGTCCTATAAAAATTGTAGATTTCATTTGTTCTCCATTAATACCCGAATACATTACTTCTTCACCATTTTTTTCGTAATTAAAGCCCTCTAAGACTTCTGAAAATTGTCTTATATCGTTGTTTTGGAAAGGAGTAGCATCTCCAAGATAACCACCAATACATGCTGATTTACCAAGGATTACTTCTAGTAATTGATTTACAGTCATTCTTGTTGGTATAGCATGAGGATTAATGATAATATCTGGAACAATCCCGTCTTTAGTAAAAGGCATTTCCCATTGTTCTAAAACCATGCCACACATACCCTTTTGTCCACATCTTGATGCGAATTTATCACCAATACCAGGAATTTTTTCTTTTCTGATTCTTATTTTAGATGTTCTTAAACCTTCTTTGTTTTTAACAACAACAACTTTATCTACAATACCAGAGGTTCCGAAGTTGGCCTTTTTACCCACAACTTTTGTAATTTCGGTTCCATCATCTGCATTTGTTTTAAAACATTTCGCACATAAGATATCTGAATCTGTAACATAAGTTTCTTCTTTTACAAAACCATGGTCGTCAAGATTTGAATATTTACCTGGATTTAATTTATGAATATTCTTTTCCATTAAAGGATTTGAAAAATAAACTTTCTTTCCTCTTTCATCACTTTCACTATCTTCATAGCTTCTGTAGTATAGTGACTTAAACATTCCACGGTCAACTGAAGTTTTGTTTAACATCACAGAATCTTCTTGATTGTAACCAGTGTAAGAAGCAATTGCTACAATCGCATTAATACCGTATGGGAGTTTATCAACATCTGTATATTTTTTGTAACGAGTAGTGACAATAGGTCTTTGAGGATAGTTTAATATATGACTAAATGTTTCAAACCGGGTGGTGTAAGCAGAAGAGTAAACCCCCACTGCGTGTTTTGTTTGTTGACACGAGAAAGCATTTCTTGGATATTGACTGTGTTCTGGGAATGGGATATTAAGAGAAACAGCACTCAACATAAGTGAAGAATGTATTTCACAATGTGTATTTTCTTTTGTAAAAGATTTCATATCTCTACCTATGAGAGCATTTTCAGATTCTGTTGAATCAATGTATTCAATGACAGCCGCTGACTCTTGTAATATTTCCATAAAATTTTTATTTTGTTTGAGAACTGATAATTCTTCACTAAAATATTTGGGAGTTGTAAAATCTAGATCATCAACTTTACCATATAGATAACCGTGAATTGCTTTCTTCCATGACTCAATGTAAGATGTATCGCCTGAAATGAGTTCATTATATTTATCACCATTTTCATCTGTTTTTAAGAAAAATATGGGGCGAATAATTCTTCCTGAATCAGTAAAAACATGAAATTCATTTGTTTTGATATTCCATGATATAGATGTTGTAATATTGATGAAACTATTTAATTTCAGTAATTTCATATATTTCTGAAGTAATGATGGATTTTTGTGAAAACCAACCATCTTTCCATTTAAGAAAACATTCGTATATGTTGTAATATCGGAGATACTACTATTCTCAAGTTTAATTAATTCTCCATCTACTAAAGCATTATATAATCCCGTTTCACTAATATTGTTTGTAACTCTCGCAATAATTGAAAGATGATTGATAATACCTACATTTCCACCATCTGGTGATTCTGTTGGACATACGAACCCCCATTGCGAATTATGTAGTTTTCTAGGACCAATTGTTTTAGACCCTGATGGTAATGGTGTAGAAAGACGACGAATATGTGAAAGTGTCCCCAACATAGCATTTCTATTTAAATCTTGAACAATCCCTTGACGAGATGAAACACCCGTTCCAAATCTAGCCCCGAAAGATTTATTGATAGAATCCATTATCTTATTATCAAAAATCTTAGAGACATTAAAATCATTGATTATATTTGTTATATCAGCAGTTTCAATAGATTCATAATTTAGCTTATATTCACTATCAATTCTAAGAGATGTATTTCTTTTAAAATTACCCCATAACTCGCGATAAAGTTCTACAAGTAATGACCCAGGGAGATCCACGCGTTTATTGTAATATGAATCCCGATCAGTTTCAGAATATAGTCCAATATGAGTTAATAAGATCTTCCTTACAACGTAGCCTAAGTAATACCCTTTTGATAGATTATCATTACCATAATTTGGAAACAAGTTGTTATTGATGAGATCAATAACATTAAAGTTTTCTTTTCCTTTTGTATTAAGAGATAGGAATTTGAATGCTGATTTTTGAGTGAAAATTGGATGTGCGGCTTTTACTGAAGGACGAATATATTCTATAATTTTCTTCTTTAGGTTGTCAGGATCATTTTCATAAATAATAAGAGACAGGATACGTTTATCAGAAACAAATCCAAGTGCTCTGAAAAGAATAAAAAGAGGAACTTCAACGTCAACCCCAAGTATGCGGACATTAAATGTATTTTCTTTTCTTATGATAGTATTTCCGTCAATCTTTTCACGTAGTTTATTGATTACAAAATTTATATTATTTGTTCTTGAAGATTGAAAACCTTCATTTGATACGGACTTAATATTTCCTTGTAAAATTATGTTTTCATCAGATGATTTATTTATGTACAGAATATTGTTTACCTTTTTCTCAAGAGAAAGGATAACTTTTTCTTTCCCTTTAATCACAAAGTAACCTCCTTGGTCATAGGGACATTCTCCAAATTCACTAATTTTAATAGGGTCTAATTTATGTAAAAGACATGTTTTAGAATGTATCATAATTGGTATTGAACCAATATTTACCTTTTCAAAATTGAGTATTTTAGGAGGTGTTCCTTCACTTTTACCTTGAAAGGTGAAATGAATACCTATATTACAAAAAATGTTACTCTTATAGGTTAAATTCCTTATTCTAGCATCATTTGGAAACATTTCTTTTAATACATCGTCATCATACATAGCTGGGGATGAAACAAATATATTTTCCTTTCCATTTACAATTTCACCATTTTCATCGAGTGTTTCTCCAAAATATATTTTAATTTCATAATCGAATTTACCTGTAACTGTGTCTTGTCCTTTGTAAATTATGAAGGGGTTTTCTCTTTTAATTATATTTCTAATACCATTTTCTTCTGAAAAGATAAATTCATCAAAAGAATCAATTTGATGTTGTGATTTGTAGTAACTTGTATCTCTGAAGAATGTGTCAATTACATCCCATGGATTTATCAATCTTTTATCAGTAGACATTTATATATATATCTATTTTTTTTATTTTTAAATTACAATTATTCATTTAATGTTCGGGGTGAAGAAGGAGGTGTTGAAATTTCATAATCACTCTCAATCCATATTTGACCATAAAAATCGTAATTTTCTGTTGTAACTCTGTATCTTTCACAAGCATGGCAATATATTTCTTCATTCCTCTCCCGAGATAATACCTTATTATTCTTTTTATTAGGTTCAATACCCATTCCATTACAATTATAACAGGTAGCCCACATATTTTGAGATAGATATATATTAATTGAAAGATCAAATTTAAGATTTTTTACAAAAATTAAAATAAATTATAACATATGAAGAATCAAAAAAATCAGCTTTTTAAAGTTTCCCCAAATATTGAAATCACCGAAAAGATCTTAGAGAACTTCGGTATTAAAGGATTAGATGATAATCATTCTTTTACAAGGGAAAATTTGTCTGATTTAAGTACAGTTGAAGGTATTAATGAAATGTATCATGAATTATTAAGATATTATATTCCTTGTAAGGCTAAAAAATATCTTCTAGATATAAATGAAAAGAAATGTATAACTATTTTAAGACAATTCTTAAAAATGCAAAACCATACATTAATGTCAAAAGAAAAATATGTAAATGGTAAGAAAATATTATTTTATCAGGTTATACCTTTACAAATTGATATGAAAACAAATAGAGATTCTGAAAAAGTAGTTATTTCTTTTGATTAATTCAATTTACATGGAGCAAAAGACTTTCTATGCCATTTTGTAATCCCATACTTTTTGATAGCTTCCATATGTTCTTTTGTTCCATAACCTTTATTTTTATGTATTCCGTACTTTTCTAATTCTGGATATTCTTTTACTAAATTTAGTATATAGTTGTCGCGATATGTTTTAGCTAAAATACTTGCAGCAGCAATACTTTTGTATGTATTATCGCCTTTAATGACGCATTTATGTTCAATAAATTCATCCATATGAGAAGAATAGTAATGTTTAAAATGGTTTCCATCTACAAGGATTATGTCTATTTTTTGACGTCCTGTAATTTCGTCTAAACATAAGTGCATTCCTTCAATTGAACATTGAAGGATATTTTTTTCATCTATTTCTTCATGATCGATAACTTTGATAGAGTATTGTTGGGCTGTTTTGGTTATATAATCAAAACATTTATTTCTATATTTCTCAGAACATTTTTTTGAATCTTTAACTTCCATTCCATTTTCTGGATCTTGTTTACACCATATAACACCTGCGATACATACAGGTCCAAAAAGGCATCCTCTCCCTGCTTCATCAAGACCAACTTCTATTTTACTCTCATCATCATATTGCTTTAAAACATTCTTAGGTTTAGCTTTAGGCATTTAAAATAAATATACTATATATATAATAAGGATTATGATTCTAAATAGTTATAGTTTACAAAAAGCAGTATTAATGAATAAAAAACGTCGTAAATATGAAAATAGCATAACATTAATTCCTAAAAACACTATTTACACATCATTGACTGGAGACTTTATAAAAAAACAAGAAAAGAAAGTAGAAGAAATAAAAAAAGTAACCACCGGTCCAAAGAAAAAATCTAAAAAGAAAGGATTACCTCAAGTATTAGATTTAGATGATTTAGATGATATTGAATTGCCTGATCTAAAAGTAGATGATTCAGATATAGATGGTGAAAAGAAAAAAGAGGAAGTAGAACCAGTCAAAAATAAAAAGAAGAAAGATGATAAAAAAGAAGAAGATGATGAAGAAGAAGATGATGAAGAACTAGTGAAAGTTGAAAAGCCAAAAGGTGATGAAGAGGATGAAGATGATGAAGAACCAGTGAAAGTTGAAAAGCCAAAAAATAAAAAAGAAGATGATAAAGAACCAGTGAAAGTTGAAAAGAAAGAAGAAGAAGAAGATGAAGAAGAACCAGTGAAAGTTGAAAAGAAAGAAGAAGAAGAAGAAGATGAAGAAGAACCAGTGAAAGTTGAAAAGAAAGATGAAGAAGATGAAGAAGAATCAGTGAAAGTTGAAAAACCAAAAGATGAAAAACCTAAACAAGGTGGTGGATTTGATGATAAGAATATAAAAAAAATTGTTGTAACCTCGTTTTTTTAAAAGATATATTTTGTAATAAATTAATAAACTATCATGAACCTTGTATATATGGCAAAACCTATATATGGAGGATGGGTAACATTTACAGCTCATTTATCATTAAAATGTTCAACAGACCTTTACAAGATAGGTAAGAGGTCGGAACCGAATAAAAGAGATTATGGTTATGGAGTAAAATATCAGAATTTGAGAATAGATGAATTGATTGAAAAAGAAAACATTTTGATAACAGCTGTTGATAAACATTATTGGAAATATTTAGAACTATTTCCCAAAGGCACTAAAATAGTAATACATGATCCTACAGAATTAAAAGGAAAAGAAAATAAATTAAGAGAATTATTAGAAAATTTTGATGTAATAACAATACGTAAAAGCGTTCAAGAATTTCTTAAAGACACATACAATAAAGAAAGTGTATTTTTACCACATCCTTTTTATGGATATACGAAAGATACATCCTCTGAAAAATGCGAATATTATTCTACGTGTATTTCACGAATTGATTTTGATAAGAATATAAATTTAATACTTTCAGCAAATAAAAGACTTGATGATGAAAAAAAAATATATCTTTTTGGAGCTGAAAACAGACTTTATGTTCATCACAAATTACAGAATATGGATTTTGAAAAATATTGGAAAGGGAAATATCCTAAAAATCTTCCTATGAAATATGATGATAAAGATCTCTTAGATAATTGTGCTTTTGTGGTAGATATGTCTATTATTGTGGGGGATGGAGGAGGAACACAATATACATTTTTAGAGGCTATTTATCATGATTGTGCTCTTATTCTTCACAAGGAGTGGGTAAATAAGGGAGATACATTTAAGGCTGGTTATAATTGTTATGTTGTTGGTGAAACTGAAGATATAGGTAAAGAAATTTCAGATATTATAAATAGAGGGATTGATTCAGAGTATAAAAAAATTATTAAAAATGCTAAGAAGATATTAAAACCACATTTGGGAGATGCTTGGAAAAGTATCTTTTCGTAGATTAAATGAAAAAATAATATATGATATTAAATAATGACTAAAAAAGCCCCGTGCTACACCTGTAAAAAGAGTAGTAAAGCTGTAATTGAAACCGAAGACACTATACCCGAATGGTATAATAAGAGTAAAAATGCTTTTTCACCTTACTTAGCAGTTCCAACAGTAATTGTTTGTAAGAAAGAATACAATCCAAAAATTAATTTTGATAAATGGAAGAAAAAAACACCACCATCAAATGGGAGTCAAATTGTATTAAAACAAAATATTAATTACACTAATAAATGGATTTTTTATTGGGCGTCTGATTCAGCAGCTGATTTTTCGGAAGTAAAAAGCGCTGAAGAAGCTTATGAAAAATTAGACAATAAAGGGTTGATAAAAACAGATAAAAATGGTTTAGCTAAATTTGTCTTAAATTGTCCACAACCCTATAATGTAGGAGGTACAATATATGCCCCACATTTACATTTTATTCATTTGAATGATGAGAATTTATGGTCGGTAGAAAAAGTAGAAACAATCGAAGTTCATTGTCGTGTAACTTTGGAAAACTTAGAAGAAATGCTTGAATCAAAAGATCACTTAATAATTAATTGTATGGATTCTAAAAAGGTAAAAGGAGAAGATGTATATGATATTCCTGGGTCATTACGTTTAGAGGGAGATATCAATAAAAAGAAAAACTTTGACAAGTTATTAAAACAAATCGGTAAAGAAGTAGAAGAAAGAGAAGAACTAAAAGATATAAAAAAGAACAAGAAAGTTCCAATTGTTATTTATTCTGTAAAAGATGGTGAAGATACAATTTCCCATAAATTAAAAATGAAATTATTAGAAGAAGGTTTTACAAATTTAATTGAATATAACAGTAAATCATCTGGATGGAAAGACGAATATGATGAAGATAAAGATGAAGATGAATCGGAAGATGAAATTCCTAAAAAGAAAGATAAAGGAGAGGAAGAGGAAGAGGAAGAGGAAGAGGAAGAGGAAGAGGAAGAGGAAGAGGAAGAGG